GCGAAAACCGCCCGCCCCGCGCCCGCCGAGGCACACCGCCGCCAGTGCGCCGCTGCCCGCTTGACTCCGGCACAGCCGCCGCGCCGCGCCCGCCGCGTTCCGGTGTGTCCCCCAAGGGGGGATCGAATCCTTGGGCTGTACCGGCTGGAGACCGCGGCCCCCTCTCGCGTGAATTTTCGCAAAATTCAGGGGTGGGGGTATTAGCCCCAAAACAAAAAAAGACCGCCCCGAAGGACGATCCCTGGTGGTATTCCCAATGGCTATTTAAGCCGGTAATAGCAGGTACTCTTGCCGCTGCCTTCTCGTGCCAGTTCGCCGGATGCGACCAGCTTGCGAAGTGCACCTTCGACGGAGCTGACACTCAGTGAAGGGCACAACTCCCGAATATCCTGCTTGGTAAATCGACCGATTTTATGGAGTGTTGCCTGATTCACCATTTCAAGCGCAGACTGCTTCTTCTCCACGAGGGAAAAGCGCTCTTCAAAATCGCGATAGGCAGAAAGGACGGTACCCAGCAGATACTTGATAAAGGGAATCGCATCTTCCTGACCATCGTGCCAGCCTGTCTGCGACTGCCGAAGTGCATCGTAGTAAAGATCTTTGTTTTTCGCAATCTTGGCTTCCAGTGAGATATATTTGCCCACATAGAAGCCGCTGCGGTACAGCAGCAGGGTCGTGAGCAGACGGCTCATTCGGCCATTTCCATCGTTGAAGGGATGAATGCACAGAAAGTCGTGAATGAAAACCGGGATGAGAATCAGCGGCTCGGCTTCCAGATTACCTATAGCGCGATTGTATTCATTACAGATGCTATCCAGCGCGTCCGGCGTTTCGAAGGGCGCAAGAGGCGTGAACAGCGTCTCGGTATGCCCATCCGGATAAGTGGCGCTGATGTAGTTCTGTACGCTCTTTGTCTGACCGGCCATAGGATTGTTCATATGGCTGTAAAGGATTTTGTGCAGCTGAAGAATGTAATTGCGAGTGATCGGGATAACGTCGAAATTTTCATGAATGACGCTCAGTGCGTCACGATATCCTGCAATTTCCTGCTCATCGCGGTTACGTGGCGTGGTCTTTTCTTCCACCAGCTGGCGAATACGCGTGCTTGTGGTAACAATGCCTTCGATGGCGTTGGAAGCCTCGGTACTCTGAATCTTCGCAATCTCTACCAGCTTTTCCAGCTCCTCCGGGCGCTGCTTAAGATACATCTCCTGCTTTCCGGCTTCCTTATAGATGGCGGCAATCAGGCTAAGTATCTCGGAATCCCACTTCTGCTCCCGAATCGCTGCGTAATGAAATTCTCTCATTGCCTTACCCTCCAATTAGTTTCCCTTAAATTATGCCACAGAATAAGGGAAACGTCAACCTACTAAGAGAAATTTCCCTTATTATTCTGCTGGAAATCAGGGAAATTATGCTGATAAAGGAGAATGCATGAATACTGATATGAAGCTGCAAAAGGTGCCGGTCGAAAGGCTGAAACCGGCGAAATACAACCCGCGCAAAGACCTGAAGCCGGGTGATCCGGCCTACGAAAAGATCAAGCGCAGCATGACCACCTACGGCTATGTCGATCCCGTAATCTGGAACGAGGTCACCGGCAATATCGTGGGCGGCCACCAGCGGTATAAGGTACTGGTCGCGGAGGGCGTGAAGGAAATCGACTGCGTGGTGGTGCATATCGAAAACCCGCAGGACGAGAAGGCGCTGAACGTCGCGCTCAACAAGGCGGTCGGCGAATGGGAACCCAAGGCGCTGGCGGATCTGCTGTCCGACCTGCAGCTTTCCGGGTATGACCTCGGCGCGACCGGCTTTGACGCTGCGGAGGTGGACGACCTGTTCTCCAAAGTCCATGACAAAGACGTGAAGGACGATAACTGCGACATCGACGCGGATGAGCTGCAGCCCTTCGTGCAGGAGGGTGACGTTTGGACGCTGGGCCGTCACCGCATGGTGTGCGGCGACTCCACGCTGCCGGAGAACCTCGCGCTGCTTATGAATGGTCATAAGGCGAACCTCGTCGTGACCGACCCGCCGTACAACGTGGCCTACGAGAGCGCGGACGGAAAGAAAATCCAAAATGACAGTATGTCAGACGGACAGTTCTATGAGTTCCTTTTGGCGGCGTTCCGGGCGGTCGTGCCGCATCTGGCCGAGGGAGCGTCCGCCTATGTGTTCCATGCGGACACCGAAGGGCTGAACTTCCGCAGGGCGTTCAAGGAGGCGGGTTTTCATATCAGCGGCGTATGCATTTGGGTCAAGAACACCATGGTTCTGGGCCGCAGCCCCTATCAGTGGCAGCATGAGCCGGTGCTGTATGGCTGGCTGCCCAATGGCAAGCACAAATGGTTTTCCGACCGCAAGCAGACCACCGTCTGGAAATATGACCGGCCTACCCAGAGCAAGCTGCACCCGACCATGAAGCCGCTGCCGCTGCTGGCGTACCCCATTAAGAACAGCTCTGCGCCCAACGCCATCGTGCTGGATACCTTTGGCGGTTCAGGCAGTACCCTCATGGCCTGCGAGCAGACGGATCGCATCTGCTACACCATGGAGCTTGACCCGCGCTATGCCAGCGTCATTGTGGAACGGTTCCGGGCGGCCTGTCCGAACGCACCCATCAGCGTGCTTCGGGATGGGCAGGAGCTACCGTATGAAGCTGTTCTTACGATTTAAAAGACATGACCTTGCGAAGGGAGGTGACCAGCATGGCGACCAGAGGCCGAAAGCCCAAGCCCACGGCGCTCAAAATCCTTGAGGGCAATCCGGGCAAGCGCCCGCTCAACGAAAATGAGCCGATCCCGCCCAAGGGAAACATCAAATGCCCGACATGGCTGCTGCCGGAGGCGAAAAAGGAGTGGAAGCGGCTGGCTCCCTCCCTTGAAGCCATGGGCGTGCTTACCATGGCCGACCTGACGGCTTTCGAGGGATACTGTCAGGCATACGCCAGATGGAAGGAAGCCGAGGCGTTCATTACCCAACATGGCTCCATCTTCCAAACGCCCTCCGGCTATGTGCAGCAGGTGCCGCAGGTATCCATTGCCCAACAGAACCTGAAGATCATGCAGTCGTTCTGTTCTGAGTTTGGCCTGACTCCAGCAACCCGTGCCCGCATCATTGCGGCGGGCGGCGGCTCGGACGACACCTTCTCCGATGATCCCATGGAGAAGCTGCTGAAGGGCGGGTGGAACGGCGATGTTTGATGAGCGAAAGGCTCGGCGCGTGACTGGCTTCATTGAATGCTTGAGACATACGAAGGGCGAGTTTCACGGAAAACCCTTCAAGCTGCTGCCGTGGCAGGAGAAGATCATCCGGGACGTGTTCGGAACGGTACGGGACGACGATCCCACCATGCGTCAGTACACCACCGCCTATATCGAGATTCCCAAAAAGCAGGGCAAGAGCGAACTGGGCGCGGCCATCGCGCTCAATATGCTGGCCAACGATGATGAATGGAAGGCCGAGGTATACTCCTGCGCCAGCGACCGGCAGCAGGCAGCCATCGTTTTTGATGTGGCCGTCGATATGGTCAAGCAGTCCCCAGCGCTGAGCAAGCGGATCAAGATCATTCCGTCCATGAAGCGCATGGTGTACCAGCCCACAGGCAGCATCTATCAGGTACTGTCCTCGGAGGTGGCCACCAAGCATGGCTTGAACGTCAGCGCCTGCATTTTCGACGAGCTGCATACCCAGCCTACCAGAGCCCTTTATGACGTAATGACCCAAGGCTCCGGCGATGCGCGAAAGCAGCCGCTGTGGTTCTTTTTGACGACCGCAGGCACCGACCGCAACAGCATCTGCTGGGAGGTACACCAGAAAGCGCTGGATGTTCTGGAAGGCCGGAAGGTCGATCCACGCTTTTACCCGGTCATTTTCGGCCTTCCGGATGACGCGGACTGGACGAGCGAGGCGAACTGGTACAAGGCCAATCCCTCTCTGGGGCACACCATCACCATCGATAAGGTGCGGGATGCGTTCCATAAAGCGCAGGAAACGCCCGCCGACGAGAACCAGTTTCGTCAGCTTCGCCTGAATCAATGGGTGAAGCAGTCCGTTCGCTGGATGCCCATGGACAAGTGGGATGAGTGCGGCGGCGTGGTTGACCCGTATCAGCTGGAAGGCCGTGCCTGCTACGCCGGGCTTGACCTGTCCAGCACCTCCGACCTGACGGCGCTGGTGCTGGTGTTCCCGCCCAGCAATGAGGACGAGCCGTATACGGTCATGCCCTTCTTCTGGCTTCCGGAGGAAACGCTTTCCCTGCGCGTTCGGCGCGATCATGTGCCGTATGACCAGTGGGCGAAACGCGGCTATATCCATACCACGGAGGGCAACGTCGTCCACTATGGATTTATCGAGCAGTTCATCTGCCAATTGGGTGAGCGGTATAACATCCGGGAGATCGCCCATGACCGATGGAACGCCACCATGATGGTACAGACGCTTGAGGACGACGGATTTACCATGGTGCCCTTCGGTCAGGGCTTTAAGGATATGTCGCCTCCGACGAAGGAATTGATGCGCCTTGTTCTGGAGCACAAGCTGTGCCACGGCGGGCATCCAGTGCTCCGTTGGAATATGGACAACGCCTATGTGCGCACTGATCCGGCTGGCAACCTGAAGTTAGACAAAGAAAAATCCACCGAAAAAGTGGACGGTGCGGTGGCACTGGTGATGGCGCTGGATCGGGCGATGAAGAACCTGAACGGCAGCGATTCTATCTATAACCATCGCGGGTTTATCGTATTGTGAGGTGCCAAAATGCCAAGAAAACCGAAACGCCCCTGCCGGTATCCGGGATGTCCGAACCTGTCGGACGGGGTGTACTGCGAGGTGCATCGCGCCCTGTTTGTGCGGGAAAACGCCGCCAGCCGGGGATATGGCAGCCAGTGGCGCACAGCCCGCGCACGGTTTCTCCGCAGCCATCCGCTGTGTGCGGAGTGTATGAAGCAGGGCAACTTCACGCCCGCCACCGTGGTTGACCACATCATCCCGCACAGGGGCGACAAGAATCTGTTCTGGGATGAAAGCAACTGGCAAGCGCTTTGCGAAAGCTGTCATAACCATAAGACCGGCAGCGGTCTGTAATGGAGGTATCCATGAAAAATCCATTCTCATATCTGTTTCGGGCGCGGGACAAGCCCCAAAACGCCGTATCCGCCGCGCCCAGCTTTTACTTCGGTATGAGCGGTTCCGGCAAGTCGGTCAGCCCCAGCTCGGCCATTCAGGTTTCTGCCGTTTACGCCTGCGTGCGCGTGATCGCCGAAACCATCGCCAGCCTGCCCTTCCATGTGTATGAAGCCACGGATGAAGGCAGTCGGAAGGCCGTGGATCATCCGTTGTACCGCCTGCTCCATGACGAGCCGAATCTGGAGATGACCTCGTTTATCTGGCGGGAAACCATGCTGACGCACCTGCTGCTTTATGGGAACAGCTACTGCCAGATCATCCGCACAGGCCGCTCGCAAATCGACAGCCTGTATCCGCTGCTGCCGGATCACATGGAGGTGGACAGGGACAGCAAGGGCAACCTGACCTATACCTACACCACCAGCGACGGCAAGACCTGGGCGCTTGATCCAAGCGAGGTGCTGCATGTGCCCGGCCTCGGCTTTGACGGCATTGTGGGGTATAGCCCCATTGCACTGGAGAAAAGCGCCATCGGCCTTGGCATCGCAGCCGAGGAATACGGCAGCAAGTTCTTCTCCAACGGTGCCCGGCCATCGGGTATCCTGACGCATCCGAATACCGTCAAAGACCCGGCAGCTCTGCGGGCCAGCTGGAACGCTGCCTATGGCGGCTCCGGCAACGCCAGCCGCGTGGCTGTGCTGGAAGAGGGAATGTCCTTCGTTCCGTTGAGCCTGCCCAACAACGAGGCACAGTTTCTGGAAACGAGAAAGTTCCAAGTTTCGGAAATCTGCCGCATCTTTCGTGTGCCGCCGCATATGATCGGCGATCTGGACAGAGCGACCTTCTCCAACATCGAATCGCAGAACATCTCCTTTGCCGTCCATACCATCCGGCCATGGCTGGTGAGGATTGAACAAGCCATCAATCGCGCTCTTTTCCCGGATAACGAGAAGGGGCGCTTTTATGTGCAATTCAATCTGGACGGTCTCATGCGGGGGGATTATAAATCCCGCATGGAAGGCTACGCCATCGCTCGGCAGAACGGCTGGATGTCCACCAACGACATCCGGGAATTGGAGAATCTGAATCCGGTTTCCGAGGAGGAAGGCGGCAATGCCTATCTGGTCAACGGCAACATGATTCCCATCAGCCTTGCGGGTCTGGGCGTGCTCATGGGGCTTGCCATTCAGGAGAATCAGGAGAGCAGCCAAGATACAGGACAAGATAACGGACAAGACGCGCCGGAGGAAGAAACCAAACCAGAAGAAAACGAGCCGCCCAAGCGCGGCAGGAGGAAAGCCAGATGAACAAGCATTTCTGGAATTGGGCCAGAGACGAAACCAACCCGGAGGAGCGGACGCTGCTTCTGGAGGGGCCGATTGCGGAGGAAAGCTGGTATGGGGATGAAGTGACCCCTGCCGCGTTCCGGGAGGAGCTGTTCTCCGCAGACGGCCCCATCGTTATTTCCGTCAACTCGCCGGGCGGCGACACCATTGCCGCTTCGCAGATCTACACCATGCTCAGAGAATATCCCGGCGACGTGACGGTCAAGATCACCGGCATTGCAGCCAGCGCGGCCTCGGTTATCGCCATGGCGGGCACCAAGGTCTGTATGAGCCCCACAGCCATGATGATGATCCACAACCCCTTCACCATCGCCATGGGCGACAGCGAGGAAATGCGCAGGGCTGGCCAGCTGCTGGACGAGGTCAAGGAAAGCCTCATCAATGCCTACGTGCTGAAGACGGGACTGAGCAGAACCCGTATCAGTCACATGATGAACGACGAAACATGGATGAACCCCGTAAAAGCCAGGGAGCTTGGCTTCTGCGACGAGATTCTCTTCTCGGAGAACGAGCCGCAGGAAACGGGAGAATCCATGCTTTTTTCGTCCGCCAGCGTGCAGCAGCGCGTGATGAACAGCCTGCTGGAAAAGGTGCAGACCGAAAAGCCGGAAACAGTGCCGCGCACCAGCGCGTCCGCCCTTGCCGACCGACTGGATCGCCTGAAATACGACTACTGACTGGAGGAAAAAACACATGTCTATGAATGAAATCCGCGCCATGCGCGAAAAGCGCGTCAAGCTGTGGGAGGCCGCCAAGGCGTTTGTGGAATCCCGCAAGGACGCAAACGGCACCCTGTCCGCCGAGGACAGCGCCACCTATGACCAGATGGAAGCCGACGTGATCCGCATGGGCAAGGAAATCGAGCGGCTGGAGCGTCAGGAGGCGCTGGATCTGGAGTTTGACCGCCCGACTGCCCGAACGCTCACGGATAAGCCCATCGCGCCCGACGGCAAGGATGAAAAGACCGGCAGGGCTTCGGATGCGTATAAGGCTGCCTTCTGGCGCACCATGCGCGACAAGGCTGTGCCGCACGAGGTGCTCAATGCTCTGCAGGTGGGCACCGATTCCGAGGGCGGCTATCTCGTGCCGGACGAGTACGAGCATACCCTGATCGAATCCCTTGAGGAGGAGAACATCTTCCGCCGCTTTGCCCATATCATCCGCACCAGCTCCGGCGACCGTAAGATTCCCATTGTGGTGTCCAAGGGTACAGCCAGCTGGATCGATGAAGAAGCTGCCTATCCGGAGAGCGACGACGCGTTCGGTCAGACCTCCATCAGCGCCTATAAGCTGGCGACGATGATCAAGGTTTCCGACGAGCTGCTGCACGATTCCGTGTTCGATGTAGCTTCGTATATCGCCCGCGAGTTTGCCCGCCGCATCGGCGCTGCGGAAGAGGAAGCCTTCTTCACGGGCAATGGCACCGGCAAGCCCACCGGCCTGCTTCATACCACGAGCGGCGCAGAGGTGGGCGTGACCGCCAAGAGCACGACAGCGCTGACCTTTGATGAGGTCATGGATCTGTTCTACAGCCTCCGCGTTCCGTACCGCCGCAGCGCTGTGTTCCTGACCAATGACGCGACCATGAAGGCGCTGCGCCAGCTGAAGAACGGCAACGGCGACTATATCTGGCAGCCCAGCGTAACGGCGGACACGCCCGATACCATCCTGAACCGCCCGGTCTACACCTCCACCTTCATGCCTACCATTGCAGCAGGGGCCAAGGCCATGGTATTCGGGGACATGAATTACTACTGGATTGCGGATCGTGAAGGCCGCAAGTTCCAGCGGCTCAACGAATTGTACGCCCCGACCGGTCAGGTGGGCTTCCTGGCTTCTCAGCGCGTGGACGGCAAGCTCATCCTTCCCGAAGCGGTTAAGGTACTGCAGATGAAAGCGGCGTAAGGAGGGATGACAGGTGAAACGAGCTGATCCTGAAAAAGACATGACCCGAAACACCCACAATTACTTTGCCCACGGCGGCAGCGAGCTGGTCATTGGCGGTAAGCTGACATTCCTGCCCGGTGCGACCATTGAGGGCGGCGACGATCTGTTCGGCCAGTCGGAACCTGCCGCGCAGATCGCCTATATTGCCGACAGCGAGGCGACCACCATTGCGGCTTTGAAGGACGACTTCAACGGCCTGCTGGCCGCACTCCGCAACGCGGGCCTGATGGCATCTGGTCAATGAGGTGACGCAGCATGATCGTCACCGTCGACGAGGTGAAAACCCACCTGCGCATCCAGTACGATGATGAGGACGCTTATCTGGAAAGCCTCATCAAGCAGGCTCAGGCAACGGCTGAGGATTACTGCCGGGTGCAGTTTCCTAAGCCCGCGCCTGAGCCTGTTCGTCTGGCTGTCCTGCTCTTCGTCAGTCACTACTATGAAAACCGGGATAACCCGGATCGGGTCATGTACGCCACCATGCGCATTGCCTTTGAAAACCTGCTCTATCCCTACCGCGATCCACAGAAGATGTTTTAAGGAGGTGACCGTGCTTGCGCGGCTATAAAAACTTTGAAGCCAATCCGCATCCCGGCAGTCTCCGGCATCTGGTGGAGATCGGGTATACGGAGAATGCCATCAACGAGAACGGCTTTCCGGAGCCGACCGATCACGTCCTGTGCAAGGTATGGGCAGCGGTCACGGACGCTGGCAACCAGCACTACCGCAGCGCCGACATTATGAATACCGAGGCCGTGGTGAATTTCACCATCCGCTATCGTTCGGACGTTGTGCCCGGCATGTGGGTGCGGTTTCGGGGCAAGAAATGGTTCATTTCTACCTTGGGCGAATACGGCTTCCGCAATACCTATCTGGGCCTGAAAGCCTCCATCTCCGAAGGAGTGAGCGGCTGATGAAACAGGTACAGGAAGCGCTGAAGCATATCGGCATTCCGGTCATGGCGGGCGTCTGGCGGGCTACGACGGCCAACCAGAACCCGCCTGTTCAGTATGTCGTGTACTCCACTACCATGACGGAGGCCAGCCATCAGGATGATTGGGTAACCAGCTATCGCACATTTGTGTATCTCAACCTGTGGAGTGACATCGACCCCACTGAAACAGCGAACCGTATCCGGCAGGCCATGTACGCGGCGGGCTTTTCCATCGTCGAGGAAAGCGACCGGGGGTACAACCAGCCGGAGTACGACACAGCCACTCGGCAATACGCCGTGCAGTGGACATGGTGCCTGAGAACGGAGGTGCCTCATGTCCCTTGATACGGACGGCTTTGACAGCCTTATGACGGACATTGCGGGCATGGCCAGCCGCATGGACGCGGACGGCGCGGGCGCTCCCGTGGCAAAGCGCATTCTGGAAGCTGCCGCCGTGCCCATCTATGAGCAGATGAAGGCCAACGCTTCCAGCGATCCCAAGATCATCACCGGCGTACTGAACCGCTCTATCCAGACCGGCAAGGTACGCAAGCACAGGTACAGCGGCAGGAGCATCACCATCGGCGTACACCGCAAGGAGGAAGGCGCTTACTACGCCCCGCCGGTGGAGTACGGTCATGGCGGGCCAGCCCCCGCGCCTGCGCATCCTTTTATTCGTCCCGCCTATGACACCCGCTCGGATGAAGCCTATGAGATCATCCGGGACGGGCTGCGGGACGCTATCGACCAACTCTAAAGGAGGATTAGACACATGGCAACACCTACTGCTTCCCCGCAGGTTTCCTCGACGGTCGGCCTGAAAAACGTGGTCATCGCACCGCTGACCAAGGACACCGAAACCGAGCACACCTATGGTGCGCTTCAGCTGATGGCGGGCGCAATCGAAGCGTCCATTACCCCTGAGAACGCCGATCCGGACGTGCAGCACGCCGACGACGTGGAATTCGACGTGCTGTACCCCGATCCTGAACTGACTTTCAAGACCAAAATGGCGGATGTGCCGCTGGCCATTCAGGAAATGGTATTCGGCAACCAGATTGACGACAACGGCGTGCTGGTGCGCACGGCTTCCGACCGCCCGCCTTACTTCGCCGTGGGCTTCAAGTCGGAAAAGTCAGACGGAACCTTCCGCTACGTCTGGCTGTTCAAGGTTAGAGCAAAGCCTGTCACGGAGAACTACGCCACCAAGGAAGGCACGAACGTCACCCGCCAGACCGGCGAAATCGAGTGGACGGCCATTAAGCGCACCCACGACAACCGCTATCAGGCGGTGGCGGACGAAGGCCAGAATGGCTTTACCGCTGAAAAGGCCGCCACCTTCCTGACGGAGGTGTACGAGCCGACGTTTACCGCGCCCGGCCCGTAACAACAAACCATTTCAATCATGCACACCGCTGTCGGCTCGTCCCCGGCAGGCGGTGTGTTTTTACATGGAGGTAAACCCATTGTCTCTGGAAGCGCTGAGCCGAAACGGCCACAACTTGCAGCTGGGCGAGTTTGAATGCGCCGGGCCGTACCAGATTCCTGTGATTCAGCCTGTGCCCGCTGCGGAGAAGGTACGCTGGATTCCTTTCAACAGCGCCCGGACGGATGCGCTGCGCGGGGCGCATGGGGTTCACTTTTTCATCGACGATTACCTGTTCGAGCGCTGCTGGAATGACCCTGACCGGTATGCCAAGCTGCTCAGCGAGTTTCGGGCGGTGCTTTCACCGGATTTCAGCATGTTTACCGATTATCCGCCTGCCGTTCAAATCTACAACCACTGGCGCAAGCACATACTGGCTGCTTATTGGCAGCGGATGGGGCTGACGGTAATCCCGTCCATCTGTTGGAGCGACGAGGACAGCTTCGCTTGGTGCTTTGACGGCGAACCCATTGGCGGCACTGTGGCGATTTCCTCGGTAGGTACACAGAAAGCACCGGAAGCCAAGCGGCTATTTCTGCTGGGCTATAACGAAATGCTGCGTCTTTTGTGTCCCAGCGAGATTCTTTTCTTCGGCAATGTGCCGGAAGGCTGCACCGGCAATATAGAATGGCACACTTCTTTCCATTCCGGACTTGCGCACGCGCAGAAAAAGAGGTAATCTGATGGGAGGAAGAGGTAGCTCCAGTCACCGTCAGACTGCAGGCAGTATTGCGTCCATTCAAACGTTTTTGAGGAACGCCTACGGTACAAATCACGCCAATTCGGTCATGGCGATGCTTCAAAATGTACCTACGCATATCCGAGAAATGTGGGAAGAGTATGCTTCACAATTCAGAGCAACCGATATGCGCGGAGGCGAACATGGCGCGTATTACGCTCCTATGGATGACAGCGTCCACCTGAACATCAGGGAAGTTGCTCGGGGAGATAGTATCCATACACCTTACGGCACGCTGTTTCATGAATATGGACACATGACAGATTATCTGATTGCCCGAAGCGCAGGCCAATACAGATATAGTGCTTACTCGGATCTCTTTCAGGGCATTGATGCTGGAGGTAAACCAATATTGCGAGGAGGTTCTGCTGGTGGATTACTTGGTAGGACAGCTAAGGATGAATTGGCAGGACACTTGGCACGCATTCAGCGTCAAAACCCAACACTGACCACGAAACAGGCAGCGCGGGAATTGACGAATGAAGCGATGCATAAATACAGTATGCGTGACAGAAGCGATATTTCTGATATGCTTGAAGGTGCAGGCATCGGCATCGCTTATCCGCTGGGAGCAGGTCATGGTTTGGACTATTGGGATGGACGCGGAAATAGCAAAGAAATCTTTGCAGAAATCATATCAGCAGAAGCTGCACATCCAGGTTCGCTACAAGCAATCAAGGATTATTTTCCAAAGACCTATCAGGTTTATCAGGACATGGTGAAAGCGAGGAAAAGGAAATGAGTGCATTTGAAAAGGCGATGAATGAGTACCTTGTTCATTTTGGCAAGCCTTATCCCTACGCTGTGGGTATTGGTTTTCCCGGAAGTACGGATGAAGAAAATATTAAAATCATCCGCGAATGCATCTCCACCAACCAGCCTGTACAGTTCGATCCCTTGTATTTGGATGACGTTGACTATTAACAGGAGGTAGAGAATGATCACCTGCACACTAAACAATCATAAATACACCGTTGACTTTGTGTCCGGACGCGCCCTGCGGGAAATGGAGCCCGCTGCCCAGATGTACGGGCGCATCGTGGCCATCTCCAACGCCGCTCTCAAGGGCGAGGTGCCGGAGGACGCGAAGAACCTGTCCATCGGTGAGGCGCTGGACGTGATGATCCACTGGTTCTGTCTGCTGTTTGGTAATCAGTTCACCCCGGACGACGTGCTGGACTACTACCCGGTGGATCGCATGATGCACGACATTGCGCTGACGCTCATGGCGGTTCAGACGCAGACCACGGAGATTCTGGACGAGTTCCCTACGAAGGCAGCGAAGACGGAGGAGGCGGAGACGCTTCAATCCTGACGCTGCCTGATTTCATTTATTCCACCTATAACAGCCTGCTGGAAGGCGGCTGGCGCATGAGCGAGATCGACAGCATGGATATGCTGGGGTTCCTCCGCGTCCGGGCATGGAGCGCCCGAAAGGAAAAAGAGAAAAAGCAACCGCGCCATGCCTATATCGATCAGGTGTGGCAATCCCTGAAACCGTGAGCAATCGCCCACGGATTTTTTGTTTATCGAGGTGAGTACCGATGGCAGAAACCCTCCGCGACCTTGTGGTATCGCTGTCCCTGCAAACGGACAATTTTACCCGGAACATCAAGTCCGTCAATAAGCAGATCGCTGAGGCGGAGAGCCAGTTCAAGTTGGCAGCCTCCGGCGTGGAGGGCTTTGAACGCAGCGCCACCGGCCTTGCCACCCAGCTTTCGACGCTGGAGCGCCGCCTGTCCTTGCAGAAGGATGCTGTGACGCAGTATGAACGGGCGCTTTCGGCGGCGAACGACAAGCTGCAGGAGTGCTTTTCCCGCCAGAACGATTACGCCCAGCGCCTGACCGACGCGAAAACCGCACAGCAGGCGCTCAAGGAACAGGTGGCTGCGGCAGCACAGCAGGTCAGGACGTATTCGGCAACGCTCGGCGAGAACGACTCTGCCACCATTGCTGCCAAGGCCAATCTGGACGCGCTGAAAGCGGAATATCGCAATTCCTGCGCTGAGGTCAAAAAGCTCACCGGCCAGAATACGGCGCTGAAGAAAACCACCCAGAATGCGGCGGATGCTGTGACCGATGCAACCACCAAGCTGAATACGGCGCAGGCGGCGGTCAGAAGCACACAGGCGGAGATCAACCAGTGCAGCCAATCCCTGCGTCTGGCACAGACCAACTGGGATGCTGCCGGAAAGTCTATTGATGCCAGCAGGGCTGCCATTGTTACCTTCGGCAAGCAAATCGGGCTTGCGGAGAGCCGATTCAAGCTGGCCACGGCGGGTATCAAGGACATGGACACCAGCGTGACCGGTCTCGCCGCCAAGCTGACGCTGCTGAATGACAAGCTGCGTCTGCAGGAGCAGAGCGTTCAGCAATATGAGAATGCGCTGCGGGGCGCGAAGGAACAGCTGACAGCCGCCCAGCAGGCCAACGATCCGGAGAAAGTCCGGCAGGCTTCGGATGCGGTGATCGACGCGGAAGCCGCGCTGAACCGTGCCAAGGCTGCCGTTGCTGCCACCCGCGCTCAGATTGAAAAAACCAATCAGCAGCTGAACACGGCAAAGTCCGCATGGACGGAAGCGGGCAAGAACCTCGAAGCCTTCGGGAAAAAGTGCGACGCTATCAGCAAGAAAATGACGACGGCAGGCCGAACGCTGACCACCGTCATGACCACACCCATTCTGGGCCTCGGCGCAACGGCAGTCAAGGCTTCTATTGGGTTTGAATCGTCCTTCGCTTCTGTCCGAAAGACCGTAGACGCTACAGAAGCTGAGTTTGATCAGCTGGCGGCTACGTCCAAGCGCATGTCTACCGAGGTCGCGGCGGGCACAGATGAGATCAACGAGGTCATGGCGGCGGGCGGTCAGCTGGGCGTTGCTACCGAGCATCTGTCCGACTTCACCCACGTCATGATTGACCTCGGCAATTCCTGCGAGGACTTGAGCGCGGACGAGGCTGCGACGACCATTGCCCAGTTTGCAAACATCATGGGCACCAGCCAGAGCCAGTTTTCCAATATTGGTTCCACGCTGGTGGATCTGGGCAACAATTTCGCCACGACGGAAAAGCCCATCATGGAGATGGCGCACCGCATGGCTGGCGCGGCCAAGCAGGTGGGTCTGACCGAAGCACAGGTATTGGGCTTTGCGGCGGCGCTGTCCTCCGTGGGCATCGAGGCACAGATGGGCGGCTCAGCGTTCTCCAAGGCACTAGTGAAAATGGAGGTTGCCTCTGCGACAGGCGGCGAGGCGCTGGATGACTTCGGCAAGGTGGCCGGGATGACGGCGCAGCAGTTTAAGACGCTGTGGGACAACGATCCCGCCGCAGCATTTCAGGCGTTTATCGTGGGCCTGTCCAAACTGGACGATGAAGGCGAAAGCGCCATTAAGACGCTGTCGGACATCGGCATCAACGAGATTCGCCTACGCGATACGCTGCTCCGCGCCACCAACGCGACCGAACTGTTCTCCCGCGCACAGAACATGGCCAATGCTGCATGGGAGGAAAACACGGCCTTGACCAATGAGGCCGGGAAGCGCTACAGCACTACGGCCAGCAAGCTCACGAACCTCAAAAACAAGGCGCTGCTGTTTGGGCAGCAGATCGGCGACGACCTGAATCCCACCATCCAGAGCCTGATTGAAGGCGCGGACAACCTGCTGAGCAAGTTTCTGCAGATGGATGAAGCTCAGCGCAAGCAGATCATCCAGTATGCCGCTATTGCCGCCGCGATTGGGCCTGTGCTGCTGCTCTTTGGCAAGGTGACCAAGGGCATCGGCAGCATCTCTACCGGCGTCGGCAAGTTTGCCACTGCGGTCGGCAAGGCAGGCGGCGGGATCAAGGGCTTTCTGAGCGTACTTGGTAGCTCGCCCGCCGTATGGCTGGCCGTTGCCGCTGCGACCATCTACGCCACCGTAGCCATTGCGGATTATGTGTCCGGCGCAAAGCAGGCTCGCGAGGCACTGAAAGGAATGCAGGAAACCGCCGACAAGTGGAAAAGCACGGCGGCAGAGACCTTCTACGGGAACAGCGAGGGGCTCTCCTTCTTCGGCATGTCCAAGGAGAATTTCATAAAAGACAAGCAATCCGCACAGGAATGGCTGGACGGTCTGCTGGCGGTCTGGACGGATGGCGAGAAGGAAAGCAACGAGATTGTCGCACACTGGACGGACTCCTTCAAAAGCCTGACGGACAGCACACGCACCGAGCTGCAGGCGCTCAAGGACACAGCCGACAAAAGCGGCTATACCAGCGTATCTAAGGGGCTGGCAGCGGACATTCAGACGCTGGATCAGATGGACGCGGAGATTGCGCGGTTGCTGAAAAAGCGCCAGAATGGATTTTTCTCCGAAAAAGATCAGATCCGTTTGCAGGAACTCATCGATACCCGTGAAACCATTGAGGTCAAGTATCATCTGACTCCGGAGGAAACGGGCGGTTTTGAAACCATCGCCCAGAAGGTCGAAGCCGAGGTCGCCCGTGCGCAGGCACGTGGTAAAACGGATGCGGATACGCCCGTCTATGAAAACGCAGTAAAAGCTGCTGCCGAAGGCATGGCGGCGATCAACGCTCAGATCGATGAGCGATACGACAAGGAATACGGCCTCATCCAGCTGATCGAGGATGAAACCGAACGCCAGAAAGCGCTGGAGGATCTGAATTCCCGCTATAACGAGGAACGGAAAGCCGCCGCACAGGAATACGCCGAAACGCTCTCTTCCATCGTCATGCCAGTATGGAATCAGCCGGAAATTCAGCAGGCCAGTCACCAGGTGGACGAGCTGTTCACGAAGCTGCGCGAATACAGCATGGCCAGCGAAAGCGAGAAGCCCGCGCTGCTGGCGGATCTGCAGGCGCTCTCTTCCAGTATGGATGAGGGGGCTCTTGCAGAATATCTGTCCCTGATGACGCAAATTCAGTCCCTGCTGGACAGCGGCATGAGCGAATCTGAAGTACAGGCGCTGTTCCCGGATATCGACTTTTCAACGCAGCTGGATCAGTTCGCAGGCATCGTCAGCTATCTGGATCTCATCAAGACCGACCTGCCCGGTTTGTACAGCATGTTCGGTGAAGCGCTGCCCGAAGAGGTGCTGAAAATCGCCACCGACCTCGACATGACCGGCGCACAGGCACGATGGGATGAATTCGCTGCCAACCCCGGCGCGATTACCACCGAAGCCATTATTACCGGGTTGTCTACCGGCGATCAGCAGGTCAATGTGGATGCTTTTATTTCCAGCTATACTGAAATTCCCGAAGGAGCCAGTACCGCTGCCCTTACGCCCAAGGGACTGGTTGCATATGTCGAAAAGTACGCTGAGGTTACAGGCGGTGCGGATGTATCGGGACTGACCCCGGAGATCGCAGAATGTCTGGTGGCGGGTTACAAAGAGCTTGCCTCCGGCGCGGATGTTTCCCTGCTGAAGCCGGACGAAATCGTCGCCTACGTCTCGAGCTATGCGCAGCAGCAGGGTGTGGATATTTCCGCGCTTTCGCCTGAAGGATTGACGGCTTTCGTCATGGCCTATGAGGAAGCGACGGGCGGCGCGCTTACTACAGCGCTGACTCCGGACGATGTAACCGCCATGGTGGCAAAATACCTGCAGGCGGAGAACGTCGATCTTTCCGCGCTTACGCCGGATCAGATCGAAGCCATCGTCAGCCGGTATGCCGAGGCAACAGGCTGCGATAAATCCCAGCTGCTTCCGTCTTTTACAGCCTATATCACGGAGTACAAAGAGGCGGAGGGCGTAAGCGTTCCCAAGCCGAAAACGCAGGTCATCATCACCGGTTATGACTATCTGGCATACCGACAGCTTCAAAATAATCCTGACCTGACGCTTGAACTGCCTGTGCGTCTGGGCGAGCTGCCTGACGGTGAACTGGACAAGCTGATGACAGACGGCAAGGTGAAATTCTGGAAGGACGGCGTGGAAGTGCCCATTGAGGCTGTGCCGGACGGAACCGTTGATGCCAGTACGGTAGCCAGCCTTGATCAGGACGGTACGCTGCACATTCTGATTACGCCTGAAATCACAGGCACCAAGGAAGCTATAGACGCGCTTTCGCCGGTGGTAGATGAAACGGACAAGTTGGGCGTGACCATGGCAGGAATGTGGGCAGGAATTCGCCCTGCTACGACCATGGACAAGATCGACAGCGCACTGGGCCGCATTCAGTCCTATCAGGAAACACTGGATTATAACGCATGGGACAAATTCTGGGCTTCTGTATTTGGTGCCAGCACAAACCTTGGCGCTTTGGATCAGAGCATGAAGTCGGACTTCAATCCTGAAATCGTAGCCGAAATGTCATCTTACGTTGCCGAGGTGGTCAGCGCCATTCATCAGGGCGTACAGGTGCCGGAAGAGGATCTGAACAATCTGCAGACCATTCTTGATTTCCTGAACGGACTGGACATGACTGGCACCGGTGCGCACATTCGCGAGGGCATCGCACAGGGCATGACGGAAGCGGGCTTCGACAGCGACGCGGAAACGGTCGCGACCAATCTTGAAACCGCCCTGAACACGGCGCTGCAAATTGAATCGCCCTCTAAACGTGTCAAGCCCACCGGCGAGTATGTCGCGGCGGGTATCGGCGAAGGCATGAGCGGTTACGATTTTACCTCGGATGTCGGTGCCTTGGCAACCAGCGTTGAAGCCGCTATCACCAGCGCACTGCCGGGCGATGCGCTTTCTTCATTTGGCACCAGCGCCGCAGAGGGGCTTGCCAGTGCGCTTTCCACCTACAGCATGAGTTCAGCGGGGGCCAGCGTGGCTTCGGGTGTGCGCACAGCCGTCAGCACCAATCTAACGGCAACGACGCTACGTTCCGCTGGCGTAAACGCCATGGCTGGTCTGAGAGCCGGTATCCTTGCCGGGCGCTCCGGCGTGATCTCCGCCATGCGCTCCGCTGCCCGCGAAGCTGTGAACGCTGCAAAGAAGGAACTGAAAATCAAGAGCCCTTCGCAGGTTTTTAGGGACGAAGTGGGCGTAATGACCATGCGCGGTTTTGGCGTTGGCATACTGAAGGAGAGCAAGGAGCAGGCAAAGGTTATCCGCAACGCTTCCCGCTTTCTCACTGGCGAAGCGCGGGAAGGCTCCATCGTTACCAGTAGCAGCGATAATCGCAAAACCTATAACAACAACGTATCCTCCACCATTCAGGTACAGCAGATGGTAGTACGGGATGAACAGGATATCCGCTCACTGGCGGTTGAGATTGCGACGCTGACCAGACGTCAGCAGCGCGGGAAGGGGCTGAGAATGGCATGAACGACTGGTTCTCTTGGAACGGGAAAAAATGTACGGAATACGGCATTCATGTGCTGGAACAGCCGCCGATCACCATTCCCGCCGAACGTGCAACATTTACCAATGTGCCCGGCAGACCGGGCAGTCTGACGATGCTGGAAGGAGACGACGTTTATGACGATATGATCCTGACAGCGCAGTGCATGATTTCTGATCCGAGTAACATCCACGCAATTGCATCCTATCTAAAGGAAAGCGGGAAAGTCGCTTTTGCCAACAGGCCGGGCGGCTTTTATTTTGCCCGGATTGTAAATCAGATTCCGTTTGAGAAGATTCTGCGCGGCAATCCGCACCGGTCGTTCGCCGTGAACTTCCGCTGCCAGCCGTTCTGGTATCAGGAGAATGTGCCGGAGATCACCGTAACGACCTCCGGCACATTCATCACCAACCCCGGCAGCGTGTTTTCGGAACCGGTCATCACGATATACGGCTCCGGTGAAATCACCCTTATGGTGGGCATGACCATTGTGGAACTGGATGGCATTACGGACAGCATTACGCTGGACAGCCCGCTCATGGAAGCCTATCAAGGTGTCGTCAGCATGAACAGTTGCATGAGCGGTGATTTTCCGACACTGCTGCCGGGTCAGAACGCCATTAGCTGGACGGGCAACGTGACGAAAGTCGTCATTCAGCCGAATTGGAGGTATCTGTAATTGCTTCTGCTTGCTGATTTTACTTCAGTGTGTTATACTTTGATCGATAAATCGGAACTTTGAGGAGAGTATATGAAAATCGTTCAAGTAGCAAACGATGAGGAAAAGAAAGCTGTTGCCAAGAATATACTGGAGGAATTGCCGGAATGGTTTGGAATACCGGAGGCACGAGAAGAATATATCCGCGACAGTGCGGGAAGAACTTTCTTTTGTGCTGAAGAAAATGAAAAAGCCGTGGGATTTTTGTATCTCAAGCAGACGGGGAAAGATACGGTTGAGCTTGCGGTTATGGGCGTACTGAAAGAATACCATCGCAAAGGAATCGGAAAAGCGCTATTTAAGTGTGCAAAGGATAGCTTGAAGGAAAGCGGCTATTCATTTATTCAGGTAAAAACTGTTGAAATGGGGAAATACGAAGAATATGATCAAACAAATCAGTTCTACATTTCTCTGGGCTTTAAGGAGTTGGAAGTGTTCCCTACGTTATGGGATGAGTGGAATCCTTGCCAGATTTATGTGATGGCACTCTAACAACTGACCGTTTGTCGGAGCAGCTTATGAATATTCGAGAAATCCATGAAAATAAAAAGCAATTCCTTCCGCTTTTGTTGTTGGCAGACGAGCAGGAGGACATGATCGACCGCTATCTGGAGCGGGGCACCATGTATGTGCTGGAGGACGGCGGCGTAAAAGCCGAATGCGTCGTCACCGACGAGGGCGGCGGGATTCTGGAGCTCAAGAACCTCGCCGTGGAACCGGAGGCGCAGAGAAGGGGCTACGGTAAAGCACTGATCGACTTCCTTGTGTGCCAATATAGGGGCAGCTATGATTTCTTGCAGGTGGGCACCGGCGACAGCCCGCTGACTGTGCCGTTTTATGAGAAGTGCGGCTTTGTCCGCTCGCACCGCATCCCAAATTTCTTCACAGAACACTACGACCACCCCATCTACGAAGCCGGAGTGCAGCTGGTGGACATGGTGTACTTGCGAAAGCCTTTATAACGAGAGCATAAAGAATTACTATTTGCGAGGAGAGATACACGATGGAACACAGAGTAAAAGTGACCGTACTGGACAAAAAACTGTTTCCGGATCTGCAAGCGCAGTACTGCGCCGTGCCGGACAGCGGCAAATGCCCCTGCTACCATGTTGGTGATGAATTCCTGTTTTACCGCAACGATGAACGGGATGATTTCTGGCACATGGGTGCTGGAACACTTGTGAAATCCGGTGCGCCGGACGAAGGCTGTCTGCAATCGCCGGGAACAGCGCACTGCGGAACGGAGGGTGTGCCGTTCTGCTCGGAAGCGTGGGACGCCATCAGCCGTTATATCTACACGGCGCTGCAAGGCGGGAGCATCATGCACGGTTGGATGAATGACGATAAAGTCATGATCGCCTGCTGCAACGACGGCACAAGACCGGTCATTTTCAAAATTGAAAGAATCGATGTAGATGATTGACAAATCGGAATTTGATGAGGTGTAATTATGGTAAGAATTGCAACAGTAAATGATGCAGAGCAATTAAATATCTTAAATAACGAATTTAATGGTGAAGGTGCAAGCATAGATAATATTGGAAATTCTCTTGTGAGTAATAAACAGGAGGTTGTTATCGTTGCTGATGAAGATGATATATTAGTAGGATTTGTATGTGTTCAACTTAAAAAGTCCTTCTGCTATGATGAATATATGCCTGAAATTACGGAAGTGTATGTTAAACCGACATATAGAAATAGAGGGATTGCGAGTGAAATGATTATTTTTGCAGAAAGTTATTGCAGTAAGAATTATCCACTTCATAAATACGAACTCTTAACAGGACAAGAAAATCTTGTTGCACAATCTGTATATAATAAACTTGGTTATGTAGATGATAATGAACTTCATTTATCAAAACGAGTTAAGAGATAGTCAAATTCCAGTTTATCTTTTGAGCGTCCGCCGACTGGTTGGGCGCTTTCTCTATGGCCTGAAAGAGGTGATCCCCATGATCTGTGTATATCCTGCAAGCTGCACCGACTTTTCGGGCAATGGCCTCGGCGTGGTCACGCCTATGTCCTGCACCGTTACCGAAACCCTGAATGGCGAGTGGGAGCTTACGCTGGTGCACGACATCGACGAGCGCGGCAAATGGAAGCGGCTTTCGGAAGGCTGCATCCTCCGTGCGCCTGTGCCCGCCGCCATGACTCCCAGCGTCGATCTGGTCACGCAACAGTACCAGACCAGCACCTACGACGTGCAGATTTATAAGATCACCACGAAAAGCGGGCCGCTGCATCTGCGCTCCGGTATGGGCACGAATTACAAAATCCTCGGAAAATACAAAAAGGGCCGCGAGGTTATTGTGCTCAACAAAACCACATCCAGCTGGTATGAGGTGACCGCTCCGGACGGCAAGCATGGCTATATGGCCAGTCAGTATCTGACTTTTCAGCGCACGGAAACGCAGACGGTGCAGACCAATGTGGGTTTCCGCAATCAGGTCATCGAAGCTCGACAGCTGCGGGATCAGCCCTTTCGGATTTACCGCGTTGTGCCGGAGCTGGACAAGGTCACGGTCTATGCCCGCCACATTTTTTATGATCTGCTCGATAACATGATTAAAAGCCTGAAGCCCTCGCCCTCTGCGGTGGGGGCTTCCGTCGTTCAGAGCCTGTCAGGGGCCTGCCTGTCAAGCCATGATTTCTCGTTATATTCCGATCTGACTTTAACTGCGGAGGATGTGGAATGGGAGAACGTCAATCCAGTAGAAGCCATGCTGGGCGAAAGCGGGCTGGTCAGCAAGTACGGCGCGGAGCTGGCCCGCGACTGGTACGATGTGTTTCTGGTGAAGCGCGTGGGCAACGACACCGACGTTTCCATCCGCGAAAAGAAGAACCTGACCGGTATTTCCTACGACGTGGACGAAACGGACGTAGTCACCCGCATCATGCCCACCGGCGAGGACGCGGACGGCAACATCCTGTATCTGCCGGAGCTCTACATCGACAGTCCTAACCTTAACGCCTACACTCACCCGAAATGGATTCATCTTCCGGTATCGGAAGCCAAGGAAGTCACGGACGGCGACGAGCCGAAAAGCAAGGCGCAGTGCTATGCCGAAATGCGCAAAGCGGCGCAGGCGGAGTTTGACGCGGGCTGCGACTTGCCAACGGTTACGCTGAAGGTGGATTTTGTGAACTGTTCGGATGCGGAAGAGTACAAGCAATACGCCGCGCTCACGGATATTTTCCTCGGCGACAGCGTGCGCGTCGTAGCCCGGCGCATTGGTGTGGAAGTATCCATGCGCATGACGCAGTACACCTACGACTGCCCGACCAGGAAGTACACCTCTGTCACGCTGGGCACGGCGGCGGACACACTGGAGGGCAGCATGATCTCTTCCCGCCAGCTGCCGTCCGGTGTGGTCTCCGGCAGCAAGCTGGCCATCAATTCGGTGGGCGCAGGCTAGCTGCAATCCGGCTCGGTGGGCAGCCTGCAGGTGAAGATGGCGGCGATTCAGACCGCACACATTCAGAACGCGGCCATCACCAAAGCGAAGATTGCTGAGGCTACCATTGGTGAGCTGAACGCCACGGCCATTACGGCGATTTCCGCAAAGATACAGGAGCTGGCCGCGAAGAACATCACCACGGATGAACTCTATGCCGCGCTGGCCACCATCGCTGTGGCGCAGATCACCGCCGCCAATATTGAAAAGGCCAACATCAACTGGGCGGACATCGGCGAGCTGGCCGCGCAGATTGCGACCATCGCGCAAGCGCAAATCACAACTGCCAACATCAACAACGCCAATATCGACTGGGCCAGCATCGCCAATCTGAATGCCGGGATTGCGAAGATTGCCAAGGCACAGATCACCGCCGCGAACATCGAAAGCGCGGCGATTGACTGGGCGGCCATTAAAGACCTGAACGCCGCCGTGGCGAAAATTGCAATGGCACAGTTGACTACGGCCAACATCAACAACGCCGAGATCGACTGGGCCAGCATCACACAACTGCAGGCGGATATTGCCAAGCTGGTTAACGCCAACATTCAAACTGCCGACATCGACTGGGCGCAGATTAAAGACCTGACGGCGGGCACAGCGATTATCGAAAAGGGCGTGAATGGCAAGCTGTATGTGGCCGACCTCGCTGTGACGGAGGCCAACATGGCTTCCTTGACGGTAGGAGAGCTCATCGTCAAGGGCGCGGACGGCTGCTTTTACGCGCTGTCCATTGGCGAGGACGGTACGGTGACCACCGAGAAAAAGAGCGTCGGCGACGCGGATATCGAAGATAATTCTGTCTCCGGCGGCAAACTCATTGAAAAAACCATTACCGCCCGCGAACTCAACGTCGCTTCTATCTTCGCGGACGAAGCGCTGGTAGGCGCGATCTCCGCCGCCAATATCGACGTATCCAGCCTGTTCGCCGCAGAAGCGTTTATCGCCCAGCTGAATGCCGTGGATATTTCGGGCAACGAATCCCTGCGGCTGGTGGTGGACACTGCAAAGGACGAAGCGCTGGACGCGACCGGCGAGGCTGTTGCCCAGATCGCCTTAACGGCGGAGCAGATTCGCAGCGAAGTGAAGCGGGATTATGCGACTGCCGATCAGGTCGGCCAGATGAATGAAACGCTCTCTACGTTGGCCGAGCAGTCCGAAAACAACTTCACCTGGACGGTGACCAAGGTCAACGAGATCATCGAGGACGCTGCGGCGAATGACAATCTGACGCGGGAGCAGCTGAACCTGATCCACACCTATATGCGCTTCGGCGAGGACGGGCTGACCATCGGCAAGGCCGGGAATCCGCTGACCTTCCGCGTGGTCAACGACCGGCTGGCGTTCTATATGAACGACACGGAAGTCGCTTACTTGAGTGACAATAAGCTGTATGTGACGCAGGCGGAGATACTGGCGCGGCTGCAGATCGGCAAATTCGCCTATGAGCCGCAGTCCAACGGCAATCTGTCCGTGATCTACACGGGGTAAGGAGGAGCAATGGCAACCACAGTTTCCTACAGCGCGTCCATGCGCACGCGCAAGACCAATTCAGCCAGCAACGCGAAAAGCTCCGCCGCCAGTCAGGAATACTACGAGAATACCTACAATTACGTCGGCATCGTGCATTTTGCGGGCATGGCGCTGAGCGGTAAGGTCATCACGGGGATTTCCCTGCGCATTGTGGCAGCGCAGGCGGGCTACGGCACCGGACACACGAAAACCGTGTATCTCCGAAAATCCAATTATCAATCTGCGTCCCAGTCGGGCATTACGGGTCTCGGCTACTGCGGCGACGCGCTGGGCACATTCACTGGTGCGTTCTACGGAAACACCAGCACTTATACCCTCAGCGGCGAACTGCTGAACAATCTGGCGGCGTACATTGCGGAAGGCAACAATACCATCTGTCTGTATAACCCCAGCCCGGTCAAAAGCTCGCAGGGTTACTCCACAAACTACCTGCAATGGTCGGAATGCACCATCACGGTGACGTATGAGGAAGCCGCATCCAAGCCCAGTCTTTCCAAGACTTCTTTCGATATGGGCACGGCGGTTACGATCTATACGAACCGGCAGAGCAGCATCGCCACGCACACCATTCGCTACAGTTTCTTTTTGGCGAACGGAACGATTGCCACGGGTGTGACCACCTCCTGCACGTGGACGCCGCCTGTTTCACTGGCTGCGCAGATTCCGAATGCGACCTCCGGCTGGGGAACGATTCTGTGCGACACCTATGTCAACGGCAATCTCGTTTCGACCAATACCTGTGCTTTTCAGCTGACAGTGCCTGCGTCGGTGGTTCCATCTATTTCGTCCGTTTCAATCGCTGAAGCCACTTCCGGCGTTGCCGACCGCTTCGGCGGCTATGTGCGGACGCGAAGCAAGCTGTCGGTCAGCATCACGGCAACTGGCGCGCAGGGCAGCAGCATTTCAGCCTATCGCACCAGCATCGACAGCGTGACCTATTCAGGCTCGTCTTTCACCACCAATGCGCTTAATACGGCGGGCAATCTCACAATGACCGTGACAGTCACCGACTCTCGCGGACGCACGGCCAGCACGACCCGAACCGTGACCGTGCTGGACTACTCTCCGCCGTCGCTGTCTATGTTTACTGCCGAGCGCTGCAACGCGGATGGCACGGCTGCCCAGACGGACGGTACGAAGGTGCGCATTTCCGCAAAAGCATCCGGTTCTTCGGTTGGCGGCAAGAATACGCTGGCCTGCACGGTGTACTACAAGCTGTCCAGCGCGGAATCGTGGGTTTCCGCTGTGACGCTCACGCCCAGCGACTACGTCATTACTGCGACCAACCGGCTGCTTTCTCCGACCTTCGACGCGCTCAGCAGCTACGACATCAAGATCCGCGTGCAGGACGTGTTCTACTACATCGAGCAGACGGTGTCTATCGGAACGAAGCAGGTCATGATGGATTTCTACCGGGATGGCTCCGGCATCGCCTTCGGCAAGGTCGCGGAGAACGCAGGCAAGGCGGAATTCGGCTGGCCGCTGCTGCTTTCCGAGCCGCTGGGCGTGGATCAGGGCGGCACCGGCGCTGAAACCGCGTCTGCCGCCTGCACGAAGCTGGGCGCGGTCAAGAAAACCGGCGACACGATGACGGGCAACCTCACTATTTCGGGCTATCTGTACCCGTCGCTGTACCTTCTGCCCACCTACAACAGTACCACCAATCGGACGGTTTTCGAAGGATCGTATGTAGGCGCTTCTTCCTTTTCTTCGTGGGAGGACGGCACAGGAAACAACCGGCGGATGCTGGAGGTGCGCAACGCGGCGTATCAGGCGAGTCTGGACTTCGCCGTGCTGCTGCGGACGTGCACGGGCGGCACATGGGCTTCCTACCGCCTGTTCCATGCGGGCATGGCTACGCCGATTCCGCTGGCCAACGGTGGCACGGGCGCGAGCAGCGCAAAGGCGGCGCTGTCCAACCTTGGTATTTTCTATTCCGCGTCGCTTCCCAGCAGCGGTACGGACGGACAGATCTGCCTTGTGCCCGTGTAATGAGGTGAAAGCGTGAGCACATTTTCAGCGACGGCCAACAGCGGCTCAACGATTGGCTATGCGCAGTACGGCTCCTCCTCTTGGAGCACGGGCAGCAGCAGCGGCGCGTGTCATGGCGCGTATCAGGGCACGACTGCCGCCAAATCCCGCGTGGGCGTAATGGTTTTCAGCGGTGCGGGCGCGGCGCTCAAAGGCAAGCTCATTCAGAGCATTACCCTGACGATCACCTCGTCCGGCGCGGGCTCTGGTTCGTCCAGTAAGAAGCTGACCTTCTGTCAGGCCAATTACCAGAGCCTGAACACCGGCGTTCGCGGTTCCGCGCAGGTGGGCGCGACGATGGGAATCCTGACCGGCAAGTTTTACTCGAACACCGTCACGCACACGCTGAATGCTTCCAGCAACGCCGCGCTGTTTGCCGCGATGAAGGCATATTTCGAGGCGGGCAACTCGGTTCTGGTGCTGTACAACGGCGAAACCTCGTCCAGCAGCGGCTATTCCAGCAACTACGCCCGAGTTACCAGCTGCACAATTTCAGTAACCTATATCGACGCGGTGGTCTGGTACCGGGATGGCAGCACGTGGCGGCAATGCACGGTTTGGTATCGGCTGAACGGCGCGTGGGTGCAGGTGGTTCCTTACTACAATTCAGGCGGCGCATGGGTGCGCGTCTGACGGAGGTGATTTTATTATGAAAGAACTCTTTGAACAGGTCATTGCGCTCAAGAACTATGACCTGAAAGCGCTTCTGGCAAACATCGATCAGTACCACATTGAGGGTAGACTGACCGATGAGGAGCGACAGGAACTGACACAAAAAGCACGGGATGGTGCGGCACAGGAATATGACTACAAGGGCGAGATAGACGCACTCTGGGCGGCGGTACGAGCACTGCAGCAGAGCATCTCTCCGCCCGCCGAGGACGAATGGCCGGAATACGTCCAGCCCACCGGCGCGGGCACGGCGTATCAGGTGGGCGACAAGGTGACATTCAATGGCATTCATTATATCTGCCGCCTGCCGCATTGTGTATGGAGCCCAGCAGATTATCCCATAGGCTGGCAGAAGCAGAATTGAGTACTGACTATAACAACATAGCATGAGCGATCGCTTTCATCAGCGGTCGTTTTTATATGCAAGCAAAACAAGGAGGATTTAAACATGAGAAACTTTTCCATTGACATCGTTTGGGCAAAGATTCAAATGGCCGTCGCTGCGATTGGCGGCTGGCTGGGCTACTTTCTGGGAGGCATGGACGGACTGATGATTGCGCTGATCGTTTTCATGGCACTCGACTACATCACGGGCCTGATGTGCGCAATGATCGACAAAAAGCTGTCCAGCGCCGTGGGCTTCAAGGGCATCTGCAAGAAGGTGCTGATCCTGATGCTGGTGGGCGTGGCCAACGTGGTGGACATTCACATTGTGGGCACCGGTTCCGCGCTGCGCAGCGCCGTGATTTGCTTCTATCTCTCCAACGAGGGCCTGTCCCTGCTGGAGAACGCGGCCCATATCGGCCTGCCTATTCCCGACAAGATGAAGGACGTGCTGGCGCAGCTTCATGGGCGCGAGGAAAAGAACAATACCGACGCGGGCGATGGCGAGTGACCGTCGCCTTTTGAATTGGAGGGACAATATATGTCTGAACGAATCAATATGCCTTTCACCGGCGAGCATTTCGCCGCGTGGTGTGAAAAGATGGTGGGCCAGCCTTATTGGTATGGCAGCTGTGTTTACAAGTGCACCCAGAACCTGCTCGACCGCAAGGCCAAGCAGTACCCGGCGCATTACGGTTCCAGCCGTACCGCCCGGTACCGCGACGACATTGCAAAGAAGAAGGTCTGCGCCGACTGCGTGGGACTGATCAAAGGATACAACTGGACGAACGGTGGGCAGGGCGTGATCGAATCCATCGGCACGGACAAGACCTTTTCCAGCAAGTATGGTGGACACGGCTGCCCAGACAAAAGTGCAAACGGCATGTTCAGCTACGCGAAGAGCAAAGGCTGCGCCTGGGGAACCATGGACACGCTGCCCGAGGTGCCCGGCATTGCACTGCGCTTTGACGGGCATGTGGGCGTGTATGTTGGAAATGGCTATGCGGTGGAGGAGCGCGGCTTTAACTACGGATGCGTGAAAACGAAGGTTTCCTCCCGGAAGTGGACGCACTGGTATCAGCTGCCCTTCGTGGATTACGGCGACGCGGTGTTCACGGGCGGCGGGGCGACAAAGCCCGATACCCCGGCGAGCGAGTACAGGCTGGGCACGCGAACCTTGAAGAATGGCAGCAAGGGCACGGACGTAAAGGCGCTGCAGGAGTTTTTGCTCCAGTTGGGGTACAACCTGCCCCGGTATGGGGCGGACGGTGACTTCGGCGGCGAGACGGAGACTGCCCTTAAGCGGTTTCAGGCAAGAACCGGGCTTACGCAGGACGGCGTGTACGGCGGCGATACCCATAAGGCGCTGATGGACGCGGTTGCGGATCACGACGCGGGAAAGGAACCTGCCGAACCCGACGAGCCTTCTGGACCGTCCTCTGCCAAGCGTGTACGCATCGTCTGCGATGGCGGCACGGTCAACATCCGTGTGGGCAACGGAACGCAGTACAAGCGCATTACCGCCGCAAAGGACGGCACCTCATTTGAGTGGGTCGCCACTGCCGAAAACGGCTGGCACGCCGTCGTGGTGAACGGGCGCGTGGGCTGGGTTTCCGGGAAATACAGCAAAACTGAATAATCCCTGAATTATAGCGGTTGGCTTCGGCTGACCGCCTTTTTTCAGTTTTGGAGTGCCCAAATGTTCCACCTTTTCTCCCAAGAGCAGTGAAGGGCATTTTGCGAGGTGTTTTTTGAACAGGGATGTCCACATTCTCACCTCCCGTGTCCGAACAGGAAAGTGTAGATCACGACACGGGAGGTACTCCATGAAGAAGGATAAAGAGGAATGTCGGAAGCAAGCTCAACAGCTCCGACAGGCAGGATATAGCTTCGGGCAAATCGCCAAGGAACTCAATATTCCAAGGTCAACGGTGAAGTCATGGTGTTATCGCGATACAGCAGATGCGCCGGAGTATGAGCACACACCGCCTGCTAAACGTTGCCCGCAGTGCGGCAAGGAACTGCCGCCCTCCAGATACAGACCCAGGCGCTTCTGTTCGGATGCCTGTCGGGCAGCCTATTGGGCATCTCACGGAGAGCAAATCCATCGTCAGTCCACCGTCAGTGCTGTTTGCCCCGTCTGCCACAAAACTTTTCAGGATTACGCCAAGCATCGCCGAAAGTATTGCTGCCATGCCTGCTATATCGCGGAGCGGTATTACGGAGGGCAGCGCAATGACGACTGAACAGCTTAAGCGGGAGATGCTCTTTCAGGCCAGCATGGCCTGCGTGGGACGGATGCGCAGATCGGGCTTGCTCACGGATGCCGAATATGAAAAATGTCGCGAAATGATGCTTGAGAAGTACAATCCGCCGCTCGGTAAAATTGTCTCAAACTGAGCAGGATTCTATTGACTTTAGGGGCGTTCAGAGTGATTAATCGTGTCTGAAAGGAGGGAGTCCAATGACCAAAACAATCAGAAGGATAGAAGCACAAATCCCCATCACGACAAAGAAAAAGCGCGTTGCCGCCTACGCCCGCGTTTCGCTGGATACCGAACGGCTGGAGAATTCCCTTTCAGCACAAATCAGTTATTACAGCGCGTTTATCCAGAGAAATCCCAGTTGGGAATATGCGGGAGTTTTCGCAGACAACGGCATCAGCGGCACGAGCACAGACCGAACGGAATTCCAGCGCCTGATGGCTGAATGTGAAGCGGGACATATCGACATCATCCTCACCAAGAGCATCTCCCGCTTTGCCCGAAACACGCTGGATACGCTTACTGCCGTTCGCCGACTGCGAGAGCTCGGCATTGAGGTACAATTCGAAAAGGAGCACATCCACACGCTCAGTGACAAGGGCGAGCTGCTGCTAACGCTGCTCGCTTCTTTTGCACAGGAGGAAAGCCGCTCCATCAGCGAAAATGTCAAATGGGGCGTTCGCAAGAGGATGAAGAAGGGAATTCCAAACGGACGCTTTCGAATTCTGGGTTATCGCTGGCAGGGTGACAAATTGGTCATCGTTCCCGAAGAAGCCGCTGTTGTACGGCGCATCTATCAGGATTTTCTCGACGGCAAATCCCGGTTGGAAACAGAACGGGCGCTCAATGCCGAGGGTATACGGACGATTAACGGGTGCCGCTTTCAGGATTCATCCCTCAAAGTAATCCTGACAAATGTCACCTACACGGGCAACCTGCTTCTACAGAAGGAGTACATCACCGATCCTATCAATGGAAAGCGCAGGAAGAACCACGGCGAACTTCCACAGTATTATGTGGAGAACACACACGAGGCCATCATCGATCAAGCTACCTTCGATTATGTACAACAGGAAATGACAAGACGGAAAGCCCTCGGTGCTCAGGCCAACAAAAGCCTGAACCTTACCTGCTTCAGTGGAAAAATTAAGTGCCCATACTGCCATGTCAGCTATATGCATAACCCTCATCGCAGGAAAAGCAATATCGACTACTGGATTTGTGGCAGCAGGAAAAAGAAGAAGGTTGGTGATGGCTGCCCCGTCAAGGGAGCCATGAGCGAAGTGGCACTAAAGAAATGCTGTGCCGAAGTCCTCGGCATAGAGGAATTTGACGAAATTGTATTCGCCGAAAAGATTGAGCATCTCGAAGTCCCCGAAAAAGGCCATCTGACATTCTTCATGCGTGACGGAAGTGTGTTCACGCGGGAGTGCAGGAATACAGGGCATCAGGACTGCTGGACGAAAGAGCATCGTGCTGTTGCTTCGGAATATCGACTCAAGCATTCTTCAGAGCGTTCTGGGAGTACGTGCTTCACCGGAAAGATCAAATGCGGTTTTTGCAGTATGAATTACCAAAGAGCAACACAATCCAACGCGGGCAAGAAAACACGGTATTGGCGCTGCCCCAGCAAGGGCGAACCTGATAAAAAGGGCTTACGCGAAGATCATCTGCGTGAACTCTGCGCGGAGGTGCTCCACATAGATACCTTTGACGAAGCAGCCTTCACTCAAGCCATTGACCACATTACTGTTTCGCCAGACGCAGTTTTGGAATTTCAATTCAATGATGGCCATGCAGAAATACATAATTGGTCATACGAGCGCCATGGGCACAAATGGACAGCCGCTCAGAGAGCACGTTTTTCAGAAACCATGAAGCGTCATTACACACCGGAGCGCAGGCAGACCATGAGTGAGAAAATGAAGCAGATCAGGAAGGAGCGCGGAGCACAGTGGCGAAAAGAGTAACGACGATCATGCCGACATTGGTGCGGTTTACGGAAGCGCCCATTGCCGAGCATCGCAAGCGGAAGGTTGCCGCTTATGCGCGTGTCTCTACGGACAGCGACGAGCAGTTTACCAGCTATGAAGCGCAGATTGACTATTATACCCAGTACATCAAGGCGCGGGACGACTGGGAATTCGTTCAGGTTTATACGGATGAAGGCATAACCGGCACCAGCACCAAGCACCGCGAAGGCTTCAAGCAGATGGTGGCGGATGCCCTTGAGGGAAAGATTGATCTCATAGTAACCAAGAGTGTGAGCCGTTTCGCCCGCAACACGGTGGACAGCCTGACCACCATTCGGCAGCTAAAGGATAAAGGCGTGGAATGCTTTTTCGAGAAGGAAAATATCTGGACATTCGACGGCAAGGGCGAACTGCTCATCACGATCATGAGCAGTCTTGCGCAGGAGGAATCCCGCAGCATTTCCGAAAACTGCACATGGGGTCAGCGCAAGCGCATGGCCGATGGACGGGTTTCGGTTCCGTTTGACCATTTTCTCGGTTATGAGCGGGGCGAAAATGGCGAGCTGGTTATCAACGAGGAGCAGGCAAAAACGGTCAGACTTATTTACGATTTGTTTCTTCAGGGGTTGACACCGCACACGATTGCCAATCGGTTAACGGCAATGGGCATTCTTACACCACGCAGGAAAGCAAAGTGGAATCAAGGCACAGTCAGGAGTATCCTCACCAACGAAAAATACAAAGGCGACGCCCTGATGCAAAAGTGCTATACCGCCGACTTTCTCACCAAGAAGCAGGTGCCCAACAACGGCGTTCTACCGCAGTACTACGTGGAAGGCGACCACGAGGCGATCATTCCACCGGAGACCTTCGAGCTTGTGCAGCAGGAGATGCTGCGCAGGAACAACCGTGACAATCGTTACAGTGGTGTGGATATATTCGCATCCCGCATCGTCTGTGGAGAGTGCGGTTCCTACTATGGTGCAAAGGTATGGCACTCGAACAGCAAGTATCGCAGGATCATCTATCGCTGCAATCACAAGTACCATGACGGCAAAACCTGCTCAACGCCGAATCTGACAGAGGACGAGATCAAATCATCGTTTGTAGCGGCAGTCAATAAGCTGATTGCTAATAAGGGTGAAGTTATTGCCAATCTGGAAGCTATGAGTCAAACGCTCTTCGGGACGGAAGTGCTTGAATGTGCAAGAGAAAAACTGAGCGCGGAAATGGATTTGCTGCAGAATATGATACAGGCGGCTATTGCAGAAAATGCCCATATCGCACTGGATCAGGCTGCATACCAGAAACGCTTTGATAAGATGAGGGAAAAGTACGAGGATGCGAAACGCCAACACGACGATATAAAGCAGCAGATTGCTGATAAAACTTCGGCACGGGTGGCTGCCAGCCGGTTCATTGGTACGCTGAAGAAAATGGATGGACTGATTACTGAATTTGACCCATCCCTCTGGGGCAGCCTACTGGATCATGTTGCGGTATACTCCAAAGAGGACATGCGATATACATTCAAGGACGGAACCGAGATCAAGCTATAACCCGAACATGAAAAAACATCCTGTGGCAGCTGCTGCAGGATGTTTTATTGCGCCCAGATGCGTCCATTCTCAAACGAATCTGAAAAATGCGTCCATTTGCGTCCATTCCCCAATATTACTACAGGTTGTATCAAAGTCGAAAAGGTTTTTTCATAAACGCGCCCATTAAACGGCTGCAAAACTTCAACAAGGGTTCGCACAACACTGGAGGGAGTATAGAACTCACCGGCAAGTTTGCCTTCCTGTTCGGCAAACTTGGAGAGGCAATATTCGTATGTACGACCGAGAATGTCCTTGCTGTTTCCATGCTCGATCATCTGAATGTTCGTGAAAAGGTCAACCACTTCGCCAAGACGCCGCTTGTCCAGCTCCGGACGGGCAAAATTCTTAGGCAGAATATCTTTGAGGCGCTTGTTCTCTTTCTCGATGCTGAGCATTGCAGCATCAATCACCGTGCCAATTTCCGGTCTGTGAGCGGCAGCCGCAATCGTGCTCCATCTTGCATTTGCAGGGACAAAGAAGATGTTTTCGGCGGTGTATTCGTCATGGTCTTCTTCAAATCCGTCACCTTCTTCAACCAGCTCCTTATACTTCGCCTCGAAGCGATCCGAAATGTATTTCAGGAAAATCAGTCCGAGAACGACGGACTTGTATTCGGATGCGTCGATGTTTCCGCGCAAGACGCAAGCCGCGTCCCAGATTTGTTTTTCAAAGCCGATGTTGCTTGTGCTATTCTCAGCCAT